CTTAAGCAAAAAGCCTATCAAGGCATATCATCTGCACCTATTGACGTAGATGGTTTAACAAGAAGATTGCCATTATTGATGCGTACACCAGATGGTTGGACACCAGCTTTCGGTATACAAATATTAAAAGTATTAGCACAAGCAGATACTTATGTAATTAAAACAAATGATAATGGATTAGAAGAAATACGAGTTAGAGGCTTACCCCCTGTTTCTGTAGATTCATTGGGTCGTAAGTGGATTAGTTGGGTTGATACACCTTCTACAACATTGCAAGAAATGAATGTAGAAGATAAATTTGTAATTGTAGGGGTAACAGCTAATGGTGTAATGCCACAGTTATCCACACCAGCTGGTTTATTAGAGCCACACAAAATACAAGCAGCCCTAGCAGAATCTATACTGATACAAGACAGTCCGTATATACCTGACTATGCCTTGTCTGTAGAACTATTAATATTATCTATTTCTATAATCCTTATATGGTCTGTATTAAATGTTTTGGGCATAACTTTGGGGGTATCTACTGTTTTAGTAATAATGACTGCTACAGGCATCTATGGCTATTGGACAGTACAACAAGGCATATTAATAGATGTAACATGGTCTTTAATTGCAGAGTTTATAACTGCATCTACAGCCTTCTATCTAAGATTTAGAGAACAATATAAACTAAGACAACAGATCAAGAAACAATTTGAACATTATCTTGATCCTAGACAGGTTAAACAATTACAAAACAATCCTGGTTTATTAAAACTAGGAGGAGAAAAACGATATGCTACCTTTTTATTTACTGACGTTAGGGGGTTCACCTCAATGTCAGAAACCCTTGAACCCGAAGAAGTAACTTACATTATGAATAAGGCTCTGACTGCACAACAATCCGCAGTTCAGAAACATGGCGGTATGGTAGATAAATACATTGGTGATGCAATGATGGCTATATTTAATGCACCGCTAAATCAAGAATTCCATGAAAATAAAGCTATAGACTGTGCTTTGGACATACAAAAAAATATGGAAGATTTAAACATAGAGATGGCAGAAAAAAACTTACCACCTGTAGCTATTGGTATTGGTATTAATACTGGATATGCGGTTATTGGCAACATGGGTAGTGAACAAAGGTTTGATTACACAGCTATAGGAGATGCAGTAAATACAGGGGCTAGGCTGGAAAGTGGTACTAAAGAGGCTGGAGTAGATTTATTAATTGGCTACAATACTGCCATAAAATCAGATTATGAGTTAAAATTATTAGAACCATTACAAGTAAAAGGTAAAGAAAAACCTTTACAAGTTTATACAATATAAGGAGAAATTATGCCAAAAGGTAAAGGAACATACGGAAGTAAAGTTGGTAGACCACCAAAAAGAAAAGTTAAAAAAACCGTATATAAAAAGAAAAAGTAATGTCTAAGAAAAAGGCAACGCAAGAGGATAAGCGTAAACAAACCGCTGCCTTTTGGAAATTTATTTTAGATCAAAGGAAAGATAAAAAAGATGAAAGCACTACTTAAAAACTTAGTTGGATCAGTAGCACCCACACTTGGCACAGCATTAGGTGGGCCTATGGGCGGTATGGCTGCAAACATGATTGCAGATGTGTTGGGTTGTAAGAATGAACCCAAAGAAATACAAAAAGCCATAGACAATGCTACACCCGAACAAATGCTTGAACTGAAGAAAGCTGAAGCTGAGTTTGAAATACAAATGAAAGAACTAGAGGTAGATGTATTTAAACTAGAAGTACAAGATACTCAAGATGCTAGAAAGACTTTTTCTAAAGATTGGACAACTAGAATTATAGGTATTGCTACATTAGGTGGCTTTCTAGGTTATATCTTTCTTATAACCCTCCAGCCTCCAGAAGCCAACTCAGAGGCTTTGGTCAATCTGGTTCTCGGATACCTAGGTGGTCTAGCATCAGCCATTATTAGTTTTTACTTTGGAGCGTCACACTCTGGTGATGACAAGTAAAGACGGTAGATGGAATTGGTACGGAGAAAACGAAGAAACAATGCAAATATCGGAAGAAGGCATATCTTTAATTAAGTCTTACGAAGGTTGTCGTTTAGAAGCCTATCAAGATTCTGTAGACGTTTGGACTATTGGTTATGGTCATACTAAAGATGTAAAAGAAGGCGATAAGATTAATCAAGAAGAAGCTGAGTATATGCTACAAGAAGAAATGATTGAGTACGAAGGCTATATCAATGATCTTGTAGAAGTACCGCTAGAACAATGTCAGTTTGATGCTTTGGTGTGTTGGGTATATAACTTAGGCCCTACAAACTTAAAGAACTCTACGTTACTTAAAGTTTTAAATGAAGAAGACTATGACGGTGTTCCAGAACAGATAAAAAGATGGAACAAAGCTGGTGGTGTTATCTTGGGTGGATTGGTTAAACGCAGAGAAGCAGAAGCTAATTTATTTGAAGGGAAAGAATGGGATAAACTGAGCTAATCATGGATGGTATGTTATTTTGGAACATAATAATTAGTTTGGTATTTGCACCAATCTTTTATACGCTTAAAACTCATGCTCAAGAATTGCAAAGACAGAACATTTTAATAAACAGAACACGAGAAGAATTAGCTAGAGATTACCTAACCAGAAATGAACACACCATTGAGTTTCAACGATTAATAGATAAAATAGATAAACTTGATGCTAAAATAGATAAACTAATAACGAATTAATATGGCAGAACCAACATACGATCCATACGCATACAGCGACATAGGCAGAAGAGCATTAGGCGGAGAATATATTAATTCTATGAATTTTTATTGGTTTGATCCTGTAACTGGAGAAGAAGGACAAACTACAGAAGGATGGAGTCGTGTTCCTGATTCTGCAAAACCATACACTTACTTAGAACCAGGCTCAAGAAATGAAGCTAGAAATACTTTCTATGAAAGTGGTGCTGCTTTTGGCGGTGTTGGTGGATTAGGTGGAGTAGGCGGAGCGGGCGGTGGTTTACTAAGCGGTCAAGCTTATGCACAACAAATAGCGGGTGGTATGCCCTTTGAACAGGTAGTAGCACCTGGTATGAGTTTCTCTCCAGATCAACCTATGGGCTATACCGCACAAGGAGCTACACCTTTTCAGGCTCCAAGAGCTTTACCTATAACGGGAGCAGACTTAGGTTTACTAATGGGGGCGGGAACACCAATGCCAGCTGGAACTACATTTGATCCTGATTCTATTAGACAAATGGCTCCAGTAGCACCAGCGGGTGTATCTGCTAGTGCAATAGCTAATCTTCCTGTTGAATTAGAACCTTTAGATGTTGAAGGGTTATTGGCAAATGTTGATGTAGATGAATTATTAAAAAACATCGGTTTACAAAAAATACCAGAGCCACAAGAAAAACTTCCTGTTGAATCTTTACTAAATGCTGTTGAAGAGCCTGTATTGAGAGAACCCGTTACTACAACACTCCCAACGGTTACACCTTTACAAATACAAGAACCTATTGGAAGAGAAATACCAGAAATGTTAGACATACCTATGCAAACTCTTGAAGATTTGCCTTTAAATTTAGGTTTGCCAATGATTGAACAAATGCCTCAAGTTGTTCCTCAAAAAATACTTGATATACCTCAACTTATAGAACCCGTTGCTGTAGAGAATTTAGGATTACCACAAATTAACATACCAGAGATTACGTCTATAGCAACACCAATGGCGACACCTTTAGCAACACCAATGGCAATACCAGAAGTTAAGGCTCCTGTAATTTCAGCACAAGCACAAGAAAAAATAGATCGTTTAAGTAAGAACATGATGGATGCAATGGGCATAAACATACCGCAAGTTTCAACTCCATTGGTTTCACCAGTCGCACAAACGATACAATTACCATCTCTTAATCCAGACGAAACATTGGCTAGTAGGTTTGTAGAACTACCAACCGCTGCTAATTTAGGACTTGGTTCATTTGGACTTATGAATCCAGTAGCAAATGTTGAAAGCATTGTTGCTCCTCTTGCTACTAATAAAGTTGGTATGACAAGGGAGAGATAAATGCCTACACACGAAGAAGTTGTTAAAGCAGCTGAAGCTGAAAGAATACTTGAATCAGACGTTTTTCAAGAAGCACTACAAAACCTTAAAAGCGAATACATGCAAGCATGGATTAATTCCAAAAGACCTGAAGATATTCATGCTAGAGAAGGTTTACATAAGTCTATATTGTTAATACCAGAAGTAGAAAAGCATCTGCGTATCATTGCAGAAAAAGGTAAGCTTACTAAAGCTAATATAAATAAAGTCCGTAACATCGGTTAGACATTACGGATTTCGTTTTTTCGATTTAGCTTTATAAAAAGCATACATAGTTTGCAAGGTAGCACCTTGTTTTAACATTGGAATTATAGACTCAGTATAATAAGCACCATCCAACATTCTTAACGCTTCATCTAAAGAAACTTCTTCCCAGTTATCTTCGCCCTTGTATTGTTTTAATATTTTCATTTATTTCTCCTCATTAAAATACACCATTATACACTATTATACACATAAGTCAAATCATTCATTTTTATAACTTTGCCTTTTTCCTAAAAATTCATATAAAATACTTATAAATACATATAAGGAGTATTTATGAGCAACAACGGAAAACCGACTGCCCTACAAACAGACTTAGAGAACACTACTTTCGCTTTTGAAAGTTTCTTAACTCCTGAAGAGGAAAAAGTTGTAGAGACAGAACAAACAGAAGTAGATGTCATTGAGGAAGAAGAACTCCCTGAAGCAGCTGAACTTGAATTAGAAGAAGCTGAAGAAGAAGATGACTTTGAATACGATGACGAAATTGATGACGAAGAACAATTAGAGGTTGAAGAAGAACAAGAGCAACCCGCTTTATATACCATCCGAGTTGATGGACAAGAAGTAGAGGTCACGCTTGAGGAACTCCAAAACGGATATTCACGTCAGCAAGATTACACACGCAAAACTCAAGAGCTGTCTCAACAAAGGAAAACTATTGAGCAACAGCAGAGGGAGTTAGCGGAAAGAGATGCTATTTATGCACAGCTGTTACCGAAGATGGAAGCCCAAATATCGGGCGAATTGGCAAACGAGCCAGATT